CCCTCTCCGCGCGAATGGCCACGCTGTTGGTCTGGAACATGGACACCAGGCTGGCGCCCGTGCCGGCGGTGGCATCCTGCTGCAACGATCCGTCCAGCATTTCCAGGGATGCTTCCCGGCTGGCGTCAATCTGCACGCCGCCGTCATCCGCCAGGAACACGTCCGACGCATTCACCAGGATGACCGGGGACCCGCTGGAATCCGCCACCTGTGTGACGTATTCCGACGTGATGACCGGCAGCCCCACGTAGGTGCCCCCGTTCATATTGATGCCCGGATTTGCCGGCTGGCCCAAGGCATTCTGCTGGAGTGACAGTGCCAGCGCGTTGGCCTGTGACATGATCCACACACCCGTGCTGGGCGTCAGTCCGTTGGCGATAAACCGCCCCATGACTGCCTCCACGTCCGCGCGCGCGTTGGCCGCACTGGCCCCCGCGGACGTGATGCCCACCACTCCGTTGGTGATGGACGCCGGGGACACGTTGGCCACTTCAACCTTGCCCGGGTCCACAAAATCAATGTCCTGCCGCTCCCGGATCGCGTCCGCGACAGCCTGCCGCACCAGGAAATCCGCGGACGGGTTGGAAAACCGCACCAACTCATCCGTGAGCACGGCAATGTTGGCCAGTTTGGCCCACCGCAACGTCACCTCATCAAAATCAAACGCGGTAACGGGTTTGGGCTTACCCTCCCCCACCCAATAGCCGCTGCCGCCGCTGGTCTGCCGGCCCATGCGGACGTTGAACGGAATGCGGCGCAGTGACGGAATGCCATTGGTGCCAAACTTGCCCACAATGGTTTGCGGCCGCAGGAATTCAATGAATTCCGCCGCCAGGTTCGTGTAGGTCACCAGGGGCGCCGCGTTGGTTCCGTCCGTGGTGGTGCCGCCGGCCACCGCCGCCTTGAGCACTTCAATCACGCGCGGATTGTCGGAAAAGTGCGTTTTGGCAATCTCATGCGCCTGCACCACGTTGCCGCGCGCCAGTGCCATGCAGCGCACGTACCGCGCGAATTCAAACCCCTTGGGCAGCACGTCCGCGCCGGCGGAAATGACGGCGCCGCGCAACTCCGCGCCCGTCCCCACAGACTTGACGCCGACCACCGGGGTGGCCTTGCTGGCCTGGCTGCGCTCCAGCGCGCGGAGCCGCACCAGGTGCTTGTCCACGGACTCCACGTCCGCCGCGAGTCCGTCATATTCTTCCGTTTCCGGGTCCTCCAGCGTGCGCGATTCCTCCGCCGCCTTGGACATGATTGCTTCCATGCGCTCCGCGGAAGCCAGCCGCTTTGCTTCAAACGCGGCAATCTGTTCTGCAATGGTTTTCATTTGGGTGCCCTCCCGGGCGGTTGATTTCACACTTGCGGGTGCCGTGGCGCCGGCGGGGGGTGGTCCAGCCAGCCGGACCGGTGTGCGCGGTTTGCCAAACGCGGCCCGCGCCTCCAGGTCCAGCGACTTGACGGAATTTATGGTGGCGTCCATGTGCGCCGGAATCGTCACAAGTGACAATTCCAGGATTTCCGTCTTTTCAAAACGGATGCCGCCATTTTTTAGAAACTCGTATGCGTCATCAAGCACGCGGAATCCAATGGACACCGCGGCAACCAACCGATATTGCACGGATTGGATTGCTTCATTGATGCGGTCTTGCAACGCGCCGGGCTCTTTGACTTTGGGCAACGTCGCGGAAAACGGTATGCCGTCTTTGGTGGCCTTGCCCAATCGGGTGATGCCCACCGGCTGGTCACTGCGGTGCTGCCACAGCAACGGAATTTCCGCCGCGTAGGTCGCGCCCATAGGCTCAATCACATCGTTGAGCCGGTCCGGTTTCGGGGACGTGGCCAGCCCCTTAATGGTCCACGTGTCCGCGTCCCCGTCAAGGCTTTTCACTTCAATGAGTGAATAGGCACGCTGCATTTTCATTAGGATACCTCTACCAAAAGTGCACTTTCCTCCACCGCCCCGTTGGACAGTGTAACGATGTTGCGCACTTCATACTTTTTGCCGGCCGCGCCACCACTCACAATTACGGTGGTGCGCTGCACTCCGCCGCTGGAAATCAGTTGCTCATCGGTGATGGTCAGGGCGGGGTCCGCCTCCCAGTCCGAATATTCAATGTATGCAGTCAGGGAATCATTGCTTAATTCCTGCGCGGTCCAGGTTATGGACCCGTCCACCACCGTGGCGCCGTCCACCGTGGGCCACTGCGGCTCTTTGGTGCCGGACTGCCCGCCGCTGCCCTTGAATTCAAGCCCGGCCCATTTGAGATTGGGCAACACCACCGCGTCCTGGGCATACACCTGGCCGGGCCGCCAGCCACGCGCGAGGAATGCGAGCGCACCCGTTTCCGGGTCGCGCGCGTAGTCAAAGCCCCACAGTTTGGACTCTCCCGCAGTTTTACAAACTTTGGAAACGATCCGGCACGCCATGGCGATTATGCCGGGTCCGCAATTTCAACCTTCCACGCGGGAATGGTGACGGTGCCTCCGGACGTGAGCACCTGTGACGTGCACGTGGTCACGTAAAGCAACGTGGTGCCACTGTGGATTGCAATGTGCGTTGCCGTACCGTTGGCGTCAATCGCCACGCCGGTTTTTTGCGCAAACGTGAATTTGCGCCCGCTGCTGTCCCCGTTGGCTTTCGTAATGTCCCCGCCGGCCATGGCCACGTCCGCCAGCGCGACCGCTGCAATGCCCGCATAGTTGGCGGGCTCGCCGCTGCACACCGTTTCGGTGGTCACCACCGCAATAATGGCATCCGCCATGGCGTCCAGGATCGCGTCCGGTGTGGCTTTTCCCATTGCATCATTCTCCAGAGTTTGAAATCAGACAGTCATGCGGTTCCAGGGTGACCGGTGCGGTGGACGGTGTGCCGGTGGCGAATTCTGGGCACTCCGCCCAACCGGCGGAGCAATAAATTTTTGCCACGTCGGTTGACACCTCCAGAGTTTCACCCGCGTGGTGCTCACGTCCGCCGGTCCGAAAATTCCGCGTCACCCGAATTGTTGGCACTGGTAACCCCTTGCGAATGTCGCGCGACTCACTGCAACGTGGCCCCGCTGGATTGGACGCCGAACACCGCGGCCGGTGTCGGTGCCGTGAATATACGCGCCTCCGCCGGCCGAACAAAGACCCGTCCGCCATCAATGGTGACGGTAAACACCCCGGCGCCATAACTGGACGGCACCGCGAAAATGGGCCCAACGTCCGCGGGCACCCCGTACAGGTCCCCGCCAAACACCGGCAGCCGCAACGCCAGCGCACCGGCCGCGTGCGCGTGCTGCGCCCCCTGCACCGCCAGCACGTATTGCTGCGCCAGTGCGGGTGCGCCGGCCAGGTGCGCGTGGGCGCCCGCGGACGGCGCCAAGGTGAATGCCACCGCCAGGGTGGGCGCCTCCGCGGCATGGGCGTGGCTGGCGTCCGCCGGCACCAACAGCAACGCGCCCACCGAAATGGTGACGGACTGGCCCACGTGCCCGTGGGTGGCCCCGTTGGCCACCAGGGTGGATTGCTGGACCAGGGCTGGCGCACCCGCCGCGTGCGCGTGGGTGGCCGCGCTGGCCACCAAAGTGTTTTGCTGGACCAGGGCTGGCGCCCCGGCCGCATGGGCGTGGGTCGCGCTGGCCAATTCCAGAAACGCGGCGGTGGATATTGTGGGGGTTTCCGCCGCGTGCGCATGGGTGGCCGCGTTGGCCACCAGGGTATTTTGCTGGACCAGGGCCGGCGTGCCGGCCAGGTGCGCGTGGGTGCCGGCGGACGGTGCCAGGGTAAACGCAATGTCCGTGAGAGTGGGGGCACCGGCCGCGTGGGCGTGGGTGACCGCGTTGGCCACCAGGGTGTTTTGCTGGACCAGGGCCGGCGTGCCGGCCACGTGCGCGTGGGCGCCGGCGGACGGCGCCAGGGTAAACGCAATGTCCGTGAGCACCACCCCGCCGGCCGCGTTCGCGTGGGTGGCCACGTTGGCCACCAGGGTGTTTTGCTGGACCAGGGCTGGCGCCCCGGCCGCATGGGCGTGGGTCGCGCTGGCCAATTCCAGAAACGCAGCGGTAAGTATTGTCGGGGTTTCCGCCGCGTGCGCATGGGTGGCCGCGTTGGCCACCAGGGTATTTTGCTGGACCAGGGCTGGCGCCCCGGCCAGGTGCGCGTGGGTGGCCGCGTTGGCCACCAGGGTGGATTGCTGGACCAGGGCTGGCGCACCCGCCGCGTGCGCGTGGGTGGCCGCGCTGGCCACCAAAGTGTTTTGCTGGACCAGGGCTGGCGCCCCGGCCAGGTGCGCGTGGGCGCCGGCCGCCGGCGCCAGGGTAAACGCAATGTCCGTGAGAGTGGGGGCACCGGCCGCGTGGGCGTGGGTCGCGGCCGCCGGCGCCAGGGTAAACGCAATGTCCGTGAGAGTGGGGGCACCGGCCGCGTGGGCGTGTGTGCACGCGCTTACCTCCAGCGTATATATTTTCCGGACTAGAATCCCGCGGGAAATCTGCGCCGGAAATACGCGCGCAAACGCAGGAATTTCCCACCGGTATTGGGACATGCGCTAGGTTTCGACTGCCGCGAATGGCATGACCAATGCCGGAATGCGCACCGGGGTGTAGGTCAATACTATTTTGCCGCCGGCCCCGTCGCCGCCGCGGTTTCCGGTGCCCTCGGATGACCCGCCGCCGCCGCCGCCATACTGCCCCGCCACCGGTGCCGCGCCTGGTCCGCTGGTGATGTTGGCGCCGTCACCACCGTGCCCGCCGCCGGTGGGCGTGCTGCCGGTGGGGTATATCGCGGCACTGTAAACCGGGGACGATCCGGCATTGAAACCGGCGGCCGCGGTGCCGCCGGATGACCCGCCCCAACCGCCACGGCCGGTGCTGCTGTTTAGTCCGGTTTCACCCCATCCCCCGTTGAATTTTGCAGTCGCGCCGGTGCTGGCGGATGCGAGCCCGCCGGCGCCGCCGGCGCCCGGAGCCGTTCCGCTGCCCGGACTGCCCAGGGCTCCGCCCTTTGCCACCACGGTGGTGGTGTTCCACGTGGTGTCCCCGCCATTGGTGGCCGCGGTGGCGTTTATGCCGCCGGTGCCACCGGTGCCCAGGCTGTAGGAATAGGACGTGCCCGGGGTGGTGCTGAATGCGGCTTGCTTTGCATAGGCGCCGCCGCCGCCGCCGCCGCCGCCGTCCGCGTTGGTTTGTTGGTTTCCGCCGCCGCCGCCGCCGGCGCCCCATGCCTCCACGTCAACCGAAAAAACACCTTCCGGGCATATCCATGCGCTGCCGGTGGTCAATACTTCGGTGGTCACGGTCGCGCGTCACTCATCCCACACGATATATGCCTGGACAGCCTGGCCGGTGCCGTTTTCCACAATCACGCCAATGGCCCCGGTGGCGGACAGTGCAACGTGTATTCCGTCCCCCGGGAACGTCCACACCACGCCGGACCCTTTCGCGGCTCCGAGCACGCACCTATAGCCCAGGTCATCACCAGTGGTGGGCCCGGTGCTGCTGTGGGTGTTGAATGCGGCGCACGACGCGGCCGGGGTGTCCGGGTCCTGTTTTGCGTTGGTCAGTGCCGCGCCCTTTGTGCCGGCGGTGGTGATGCGCACCAACTTGAGTGCCACCGCGGTGTCCGTGGTGTTAAATAGCCCAATTTCCCGCAATTTTCCGGTAGCTGCGGCGGCCCCGTACAGGGAAATAATGGGCAGGGTGGTGGACCCCGCGTTGGTCAAACATCCTGCGGAATAACGAGCCATTTATCGGGGCCTCCAGGGAAAATTAGTTTACAAATGGTGCTTCGCAGCCGGAAAGCCCGGCCTGCAATTTTTCGCACGGCAGGGTTTAGGAATCGGCGGAGGTGTCGGAGCGGGAACCGGAGCGGTTGTATTTTTCATGTCAACCCCGTCGAGCGCACACAGCCACAACGGTCACAGACTTTGGCGCCTTGCTGAATATCACGGACGCCCGGGGGACGCTGTGATAATTTGCGCCCCAGGACTGCACCACCACGGCATCCCCGCACGCAGTCCCCAACGGGACGGTGCCGACGTTCCGCCCCAACATCACACCGTTGGGGTTGTCTTTGATTTCATACGCCATGGACTGGGTGACCACCAGCCCGGTGGGCGGTTTCGGCACGGTGTTGATGGTGACGGTAGCAGTGGCGACACCGGCCGGCACTGCCACCGTCTTTGTGACTGGGCCGGCGGGTATTGAGCAAACGCCGGGGACGTTGCACGCACTGACGGTGAAATACCACGGACCGGCCGCCAGCCCGGTGACCCCATACCCGGACGCCGGGACGGGCACCGTGACGGTGGTGGCCAGGTTGGTGGGGGTTGTGCCGTAGGCCACGCGATAATCCGCCAGGTCCGTCAGGGGGGTGCCGTCCGTGTTCTGCGTGGGTGGCGTCCACGTCAGGTCCGCCCAACCGCCGGCCGCGCTACAGGTCAACGTATAGGTGGCGGTGGCGGCCAACCCCGTGAAACTCTGCGACCCGGACAGGGCTTTTGCCCCGTTCCACCCGCCGGTGGCGTTGCACGTGCTGGCGCCGGTGCTGGACCATGACAGGGTGAAATTCAGTGGGCCCACGCCGCTGGTGGGTGTTGCCGTCAAGGTGACGGTGGGCGCCGCCGGGCCCGCATAGGCCAGGGACGTGACCGCGAGCGCACCCAACAGTGCCAGCACCAGCATGACCACCAGGGTGGCGCGCACATAGTTGTGCTCTATCCAGTCGCACATTTTTTCAATCATTGCTGCACCTTTGATCCGTCCAAATAGGTGGTGGGCTCGCCATCATCCGCCGGCTGTGTCTCCACCAGGATTTCCACCAGCGCCGCCGTTTGCTGGACTAGCGCCAGCATCATCCGGTTTTGTTCCTCCATTGCCAGCGTCAACCGGAGCATGACCAGGGGCAGGTAGCTTTCCGACCATTTGCGAAATTCGGGGGTGGTTATTCCGGTCAAGCCATCGGCGCAGCCGGGCCCGTCTTTCAACACATCCGCAGCCCATTGGTTCAATTCCTCCGCGTCAGGAAACCCGAAATCGGGGCACGGTGCACCTGTGTCCGGGCTGTTCATACAAAAAACATTTTAAATTCCCGCCGGTCCTGGGCGGACTGTGCCACACCCATGGCCATGAGCAATGCAGCCATTGCATCTATTTTGTCCGCAGACTTTTCCCGGTGCGGCGCCATGTTGCTGTTGGGGTCTTTGCGCGCCACGATATTGGCCGCTTGCCAAAACAACACCGGGTCCCCACCGTGGTGGAAATGCCCGGACGTGTAAGCCCGTTCCAACGCTTGCATGGCGGGGTGGTACGACGCGGTGCCCTGGCGGAACTGCACCAATGGCAACTTGGCGTCCATCAAATTGTTGACCATTTGTTGCGCGTTCCATGGGTCATAGGCAATGGACGCCGGCCGGAACCGTTCGCAGTCCGCGAGTATTTCCGCCTCAATTTGCTTGTAGTCCGCCACGTTGCCATTGGTTTGCGTGACATACCCGGCCGCAATCCACGGATCATAGCGCACTGTTCCCCGTTCGCTGCGTTGCTTGACGGCGGATTCCGGGACCCAACACCGGCCCCATGTAAACCAATCGTCCCCGTCCAGCCACACCAGGCGCCATGCGGTCATGTCCGCGGTGCTGGCCAGGTCAAAGCCCCCAAAGCACGGCAAC